CGTCCTTGGTACAGGCGGTGTATTTTTGTGTATAAATTTCTTGTATTAGGATGAAATCGTTATATTTGTGATATGAAAACAAAGTCATTTAAAATACTTGATCAATACTTTCTCCGATTTTATAGATCTATTATGTCTAAGAACGGTAAGAGAAGGAAACATACGATCGTGGACAAGAATGATATTCTCGAATGTCAGTCGTTGATCTGGAAGGTCATACGTGATAAGTATCTGGAGAATGAGGGTGGAGTTTATATAAACAACATCGGCTATCTATGCCATAAGATCAATCCCAATCGTAAGATATATCTAAATAAGCTTACTGGTACTATTAACAGACGTGGGACGGGTGGATATTCTTATGTCCATACGTGTATGGATTTTATGCCCAGGAATAAGTATTTTCATTTATATATCTCTCCGGCATTAAACAAGGAATGTAGGATGGCTATGGAGTCTGGAAGGAGATATAAGTTCTTGTACCGGGAAGTTGAATCGGAGAGTAAGGTATTTGGAGTTAAATGGGTTTATAAGCTGTAGAAGTTTCTATGATCCAGTTAGCTCGTGAGGGTAGACTGGATTTTTTTTGTATCACGGATTCAAATACATATCTTTGTGCAAAAGACTTGAATATGACTATAAAGGGCTTATTGGCCGAGATCAAGGCCGATTTACATAAATACGATGATAGCGGGGCTATAGATACCTCGTCTGTTTATAGATGGGCTGAGATCGCCTTGAAAAGGTTTGGAGGTGTTATAGCTATTATGTCTGAAGCGGTTGTCAAGACCAACAACAGACAGGCGGTATTACCTTCCGATTTCTTCGACATGCTTGATGCTTACAGGTGTGAGCCTCTGGTTTGCGAGATCCCTGGCGGCGATAAGGCTAAGGCTGACCTCCAACACGAGATCGGCTGGGTCGAGCGCACCGAGCGCGGCTTCCGTTGGAACTCCTGTACCGAGTGTTGTAAGGAAGAGTTTGAGAAGACGATCACGGAGAAGATTTATATCGGATCCTATGAGGTTCGTTTCCATTACCATCATCCAGTAAGGTTATCTATAGGTCGTGGATTGAGGCGTGATTGCGCTGCTGATAAGTATCGGGATAAATACGCTTGGGATAATTATGATATAACTATATCCGGCAATACTATGTATACCGGCTTTGACGGATTTATTTATATCGTATACAGGGCTACTCCTAAGGATGAGGATGGTCTACCATATATACCTGAGACGGATTTAGGTTATCTTGAGGATTATGTCGAGACGTATATCAAGATGAAGATCTTCGAGAACGCTGCCGTGAATGGCTTGATACAAGGCGCTGGTGAAGCTTACAAATTATATGCTCAGCAAGAACCGGGTAAGTTCGCTAGGGCTATGAAGGAGCTTAAGATGTCGATGATCACGTTAAACGATTACCGGGAGTTGGCTGAGGATAACAGGAGACGCATGATGTCTTACGAGAGGATGTGGCCTAACGCATTTGATAAATATGTAAAAACAGTATGATATGAGAAGAAGGTTTATGGGGAGTAAGGGGAATAACAATCATGAGTATTGGGGAGGTTTCTTCTATACCGATGGTAGCGTTAGTAAAACCTATAATGCCAGTAAGGATCTTAATGGTGTCATAATAGATCGGTATATAGATGAAAATGGCGAATCATATTTTTCTTTCTTGCATCCTACCATGCAAGATGTATGCGTTATTGGCGATATGGGTGATATGGCGAATTATTATCCTGTATCTTATTTCGATGAAGAATTTGATTCTCAGTCATGGATGCCTGGATATTCGGATAAATATGGGTTTATAATAAATTCAAGCTGGCCGTCTATTTGGGAATCATCTTTTTTGGATAAATTAGATCCAACTCTTTTACCGGGTTTTGGTATCCCGTACAAGACGAAAGTTAAGATATTAGGGCTTGATTTGGGCTTTTATACGTTGATACCTGTCGCTTGCTGGGGGTTCATCAGGTCTCATTTTGATGAGATAAACGAGATGCTGGAAGCTTGTGGTGGGATCGCTATATCAGAGCATATGGAGTATTGGACTCTTGATACTAATGATCCTGGTATTAACCAAACGATGTTGTCTTTTATGAGTGATGGGAGTGTCAATTTTGGTTATATGGATGCTTCTAGCTATAAAGCTATGTCGAGGTGTATGGAATTTATCTCAGGTAAATTAATAGGAATGTGATATATGGCTGATTGGATACATTTAGATAAGACAAGTGGTACCGGTCCTGCTGAGGTTAGGGTTACCGCTGATATCAATGAGACTGGAGAGATACGTCAGGCTACGTACAAGGTTATAAAAGAAGGCACCAAGGAGGAGAAGACGTTCGTGTGTAGGCAGGAGTCGGTTCCGGTGGTGATCATCCCTGAGTTCGATTTCCTTGTGCTTAGGTATATCTGGGCTGACGAGGACGGCATTGACTTCGACACGGCAACCGGTTTCGACAACACCGGCCTCCCGGACGTGGACGGTAAGCTGGTTGGTTGGAGTAAACAAAACCAGACCACGCAGGAGCGGGTAGGTGATTATCTTATCCACGGTGGTGATAACATGGAATCAGGTAATGAGGCCGCCTTGATTCAGATGGGACCGTTGTTGGATGGCGATAATTACGATAAATTACCTCTTGAGATCAGGTGTAGTATATACGGTAACTGGTATGGTGGTCGTGAGAAAGGCAATGTCACTATCAGGTTCACGGCATATAAGGGCGGAACGATGGAAAAGCGTGGATATGATTTTGTCAATATAGGAGGCGAGGAGGTTTATACCGGTGATGCCCCTACTAACGTATCCGCTCACGGCGAGGATAATTGGCAAAATATAAAGACCTTGTATTCTAAGGTAGGTACGATGATTTATAACAAGGAGTCTCGTGACTGTATTGTAAGAATAGGTGAGTGATTATTCTTTTTCATAATACAAATATCTATCAGCTCTCTCGTCCGTGAGGATGGGGGAGTTTTTATTTTTTTTAGTCCTTCGCTTATGACATATTTGATCTTTTATTGCACAGAAATAATCTAGCTTTGCCAAAAACTAGTATTATGATTACATTGAATGATGTCAATAACGAACTCCATGTCCGGTTATATATACTGGAGGTGCTTAAGGATTATATAAGAGATGATGATTTCGATGGTCTTGTAGATAAGGCGTTGGATTTTGTCATGGAAGGCGTTTCTATACCTAAGGCTCCGGCCAAGGATACCACCATGAGTGACATATCAAAGAGCGTTTTGGCCTTGGTAGCGGGTGCTGGATTAGATGAGAGGTTAAGCAAAAGCTCTTTAGAGTTAGCTTACGATAGGTGTAAGATGAGGTACGTATTCGATCCTCGAAATCGGGATATACACGGTGTAGTCGTAGGTTATTCCAATGACTTTAATAGTCTGGTAGCTGTGTGTGATGAGGGATCGAAGAAAGGAGTGGATAAAGGATCTACTGATTTTGTGGATGTCAATGAGAGATACGTGACTAACGGTTTCTTTTACATATCTGTAGAGGATGCCGATAAGCAATCGAACTACATGGGTAAAAATTTGTAATTGTTGTGTTTTTGTACTTTACACGAGCTTTTAAAAGTATTTAGTTCTCCTCCTGACTTGTGAAAGTCTGGAGGATTTTTTATTTTTGTACGATTTGAATGTTTTGCATAATACGTACAGTTTATTAGAATCCGCCACATAAGTGATTATCTGGTGGATTTATTATATTTGCGAAAAAGATAAGATCGTGCAAAATAACTCTAATATAGCGGTTCCCGACTCCGGGATGAACAGGGATAAGCATCCACAGGACCTATCCCCGTCTGAGTACAGTTTCGCCTTGAACGCTACCATAGAGGGTGACGATGGAAGCCAGCTTAAGATCCAGAACGAGCCTAGCACCCTTTTATGTAAGCGATTTGATGGCTATAAGGTTATTGGGTATAAGAATGATATAGCTGGTGATAACACTTATTTCTTTCTGGTGAATCCTGATAACAACACCTCTAAGATCACGTTCATGAGGTCATTGGATTATGTCAAGACCGTAGAGGATCAATTAGCGGGATCAGGGAAAGATATTCATCGTATCCTTGGCGAGAGGCTTGAGGAGTCGGATGGTCGTTTCGATGAGATATGTGATTTGATGGAGGTGTTGATAGAGGATGGGACCGATGACCCTTGTCTTAACTTTTCCATTCATCACCCGATCTTTGATATAGAGATCAAGGATGAGAAGTGTGGTAAGGTTATATACTGGACTGATGGATATAACCCCCAGCGATATGTTATGGTTGACAAGGCTCTTAATCCAGATGAGGATGGTGATTTTTGGTATCATTATCATGGGTATAAGACGTGTGGGGATGATAAGCCAATAGAGAGGTGTAGGCTGGCCTGCGAGAAGCTGCTGGTGTTCCCGTTGCTGACGGCTCCGTGCGTGGAGCCTGAGGTCGTGGAGTTCGGGGGAAGCCTGCGTGCCGGGACCTACCAGTTCTGCGTGGCGTTGTGCGATGAGTTCGGGATAGAGAAGACCGGATATTGCTCATTGACCAACCCAATCATGTTATTCGATCGCCAAGATATGGTTATCCGTGATGGTTTATGGGGTAAGTCAACCAACATGGGTATCCGCCTTACCGTGTCTAATATAGATAAGCAGGTATCTCATTATAAGATAGGTGTTATACAGAATACGGTTGGGTTTAATGGTGAGCAAAGCCCGGTTCTTGAGTATTTCATAGAAGGTATACATCCGATAACGGAAAGGACCATCTATTATCTTACGGATCAGTATAGCGAGCGTACGACAATGGAGAAGCTGTCCAAGGAGATACCGGTATATAAGACAGCCAGAGGCATGACGTCTGTCGGGAATCGTCTTCTTCAATACGGCTTGACCGTGGAGAACGAATGGAATCTTCAACCGGTCGTCAACTTCTTGGGTCATTTCGTTAAATGGCAGACATCTATAGCCACGGAGAATTTGTATAAAGACGGTGTGGCTTGCTCTAAATACGCCTCTTTCATGCGTGACGAGGTATATCCGTTGGGTATAAGATTCTTTACCAATACAGGATACAGGACGGCTAGATTCCCGCTTATCCCTCGTCCGGCCACAAGGGAGGAAATGGAGGTTATCGTTGATGAGGACGGTAACTCTGACGACCTGTCGGCTGCGTCGGTGCTGGAGAACAACCCGCAGTGCGCGGGGAACAGCCGCCGTCATCTTTGGCAGTTTAAGAATACGGCAAAGATCATAAACGACCCGTCTTGGGGATTTGATGATTTTGGAGGAGAATGCAAGAATCAGCTAGATGTCAAGCAACTCAGATATGTAGAGCAGGAATATGCCACGGTAGGAGAGACCCAATTCGTTATCAATACGATGGGGGAAGATGTTACGGTAGATGATGCTATTGATTATATCGCTGATAATATAGAGAACCTGTGTGATATCATAGAATCTAATGTAGGTATTACTGACGAGTTATGCGCTGCTATATCATTGCCGGAGGATCAAGACGGTATAAAGGCTCCCGATTTCCCTAGTGGATGTGATGATATCGAGAGGATAGAGACCAGGACTATATTGGATAAAAACTCTTTGGTGGATTCTAGGATTGATTTTACATATAAGCTGGCTAGTGATTATGTGGAGACCGAGCCTACTACATTAATACAAAGTAATGCCGAGTCACAAAGGAAGTTCTCTGTATTGTGTGATTTCGATAATTATTCCAGTGGAGGTAAGAATATCATAGATCTGGTTCAGGAATGGCTGGATGGTCAGGATGAGGATAAATTCCCGTCTGATATAGACTCCTCCGCCTTGGTCTTGTGTCAGGATATGTCTAATGTCCGGCAGTTATATGATGAGGGTATATGTACTAATGGGTGTTCGGTAGGTGATCCTCACGTGAATCCTACTATTAACGATGTTCAACTTCCTACATTCCAAGGGGGTAGGTCATTGGGTAAGTGCACATATTTGTATCAATATCCCGGATGGAAAGGAAAGAAGCATACGGAGACGATGCTTGATCAGTTAATGGATACGATGGAGGCTTATTTCCCCCAATATGAGAGTCAGTTTGGTATCGAGAACGCCATGTGTCTTTTTGGCGATGGTGATAATTCTAAGTTTAATACCGGTATAACTACTGACTGGGAAGGTCGTGTGTCTATGCAGAATGATATTGACGCCAAGACCAATTGGTTCGGTAGAAGCAACTTGACTTATTTCAAGTTCTATCCACATGTATCCTCATACGCCAGATGGGTGGAGTTGGATTACGAGAAATACATAAGTGGTTTATCCGATCCTGATAACGGTATTATGTACATAGAGATGATGGGTAACTATAATTATCCGATCGGCGACTCATCATCATACAATAAGGTTCGTATAACGTTTTTCTCGGACAAGGAAGGTACCGTGGCTCCTAATCCTTTGGCTAATGATGCCAAGAAAGGTGTTATAGTGAATTACGTGGATCATAAGATATTTATGATGCCAAAGTACTTGTTCTGGAATGATGACAAGACTACTTTCCATAAGATATATGTTTGCATCGAGCCTGCGGTATGCGTGTTCTTCACCGGTTTCGCCATGAGGCAGGACATGAAGGAACTTGCCGGATTTTATACGGCTGGCACTGCCATCTTCCCCGCCCCGTTCTGTTTTGGCATTCGGCCACTGGAGGTGAAATACGTATTCTTCTTTACGAAAGAACTGAAATTAAGGAGATTTGTCACATATGAGGCGAAATGCATCTCATGTGGAGATAAACCCGCTGATTGTGCTCCTAGACCTTATCAGTATGGTGATTTTGGTTATTGGGAATCTATCAATAAGTATCCGGCTAATTTTGAGTTGTATGATTCAAGTAAGATCGGGATATCGTCGGGAGGATCGAAGAGGAAGGATATAATAGATTCTTTGACGAAATACTATGGGTCTCCTAAATCCGTTGAGGGTAAGTCTTACTTCACTGGTAATGGGGATAACGCTGAGTACCCCAATACGTCAACCACATTTTGTCAGAAACCTATACGTCATTACAAGTTCCCGGATAACTCTGTCGCTCCTTTTATGGGTAATCCGTCTCAACTGACCGGTCAATATGGAGTTGACTCCTATATTTATCCTATGGGGGTGATGCTTGATGACGATATCGTTAATGAGTTTCTGGATATAGCGGTAGAGAATGGCCTTATAGATAAGGATAGAAGGGATTCCATAATAGGATATGAGTTGTATAGGGGCGATAGGACATTGGATAAGAGCGTTATCGGTACCGGTCTGGCTTATGATATGTTTAAGTACGATGATCCCGACGGATCGGCTAACCTTTATCCTAATTATCCTTACAATGATTTGTCTGATGATATGTATATCTATAAGGATATTAATCGTGAGAATTTTATAACGCATCCGTTTAACAGGAAGGGTAATATCTGGTATTCATTCTTAAGCCCTGATATTGCCTTCAACAAGCCTGATGCTCCCACTGAGTGCCTTGTTGATGGTTATCAATTAGGTAAATCCTCCGGTATATTCAGGGAGGTGGAGGATCACCCTAAATGGACGATATTAGGAAGTAAGGCTTATAGTATGGCAACGTCATTGGCTACGGTGGAGGCTATGGCTAATTTAATATCCGCTATAGCTGAATATACATATCAATCGGCGTCCCAACAATATGTCGGTGGAGGCGTGTTTTTTTTAGCCAACCCTGTCGGCATAGCGCTGACGGCTATCCGTCTGGCTATAGGTATCGCCAAGGCTACCTCCCAGTCTGTCGTGGATATAGGGAAGTACAGGTATCAGTGGTTAACGGCCTTGATAGATAGGGGACCTAGATGGAATTACGCTTATTATTATACTTCTGTCGCTCATTATAATCTATTTTACCAAAAAACAGGGGCATCAGAGTTGCGTGGATTATCTACGGCTAAGTATATTAAAAGCGGATTGTATCCGGTAACGGATATCTCATCACAAGGGAAAGTAGTAGGCGGTAAGCCTATAGTTGTAAATAATCTCGATCGTGAGCATTCGTTGTTCATGTCATTTGGTATGGATAAGTATATGCTTGAATATCCGGAGTTGGTTTCAAGTTATGATACCAGCCGTATTCAGGATGAGTGTAATATTCGTAACGATGAGGTGGCTGGTATGACGCCTCATTTTATGACACGTGAATCTTTCGTATCCTGCCCCTATATGAGGATAAAGAAATATTCTCCAGCTCAATACGGACAGATAGAGGATATCAGGTGGGTGTCGTTAGGCGGGTGCGGGTTGATGGATGAGGATAAGCGTAAACCTGTTTTTGGAGGTGATGTGTTTATATCCAGATTCTCGCTTAAAAGAAAAATGCCTATGTTTTACTTGACCCAGTTTGGTCAGGGAGATATGATACCATTCCCTTACTATGACTATAGGAATATCGGGTATCCACGTTATTTTGTTAATTATGATACCGGGGAGGATTATCTTAATAAGACCGATACGGATACCGGATCGCTATACTCTTTCCCTAGCCGGAAGAGTGCTTATGAGATGGCTTGCAAGACCGGGGATATGTATCTTAGCGGTCGTTTCTTCCTATACTTCTATGGCATACCTCAGTTTCTTGTGGAGTCTGAGATCAATTGCAATTTCCGTATAGCCGGGCCTGAGCCTTACGAGGGGTTCTATCCGGAGGTGGGGGATTATATATCATGGACTCAGGAGCGTAATGTCCCTATATCAAGGGATAATGTGTTTAAGATAAGTCCTGTGTATAAGAATCGATTTACGTTAGGTGGCAGGTCATTACCAGAGACGTATGATAGCAATTTTTGGGACTGCGCTTACCAAAGACCCAACGGCGTCATATGGAGCACCGCCGACGTGTCGGAGAACGGCATGACCGATCCTTGGCTGTCGTACAAGCCTATGGATTACCATGAGTTCAAGACATCTTTCGGGAAACTTATAAGCATGAAAGGGATAGAGTCGGATCAGATACTGGCTCGTTTTGAGAATCAGGTAGGGTTGTACAATGCCATAGACGTGTTGGCGGAGAGAATATCCCCGGAGAATAGCGAGCTAGGGACAGGTGGTCTTTTCGCCTCTCGTGGTATCGAGTATAATAATACGACGTTAGGATATTCCGGGACCCAGAGCCGGGATATGATCAGTTGCGAGTTTGGGCATTTTTGGGTCGATTTAAGGCGTGGTCAGGTGTTTAAGGTAGATTCTAATGGTAGGAATCTTACGGAGGTCACACCGGGGCTTAGAAACTGGTTTAAGGAGCATCTTCAGATGAAGATCATCCGTAGCCGGATATATAACGCCGATACGGATGCTGAGCTGTCTTATTATGATATCGATAACAAGTTCTTTGGTATAGGTCTGTCCATGGGTTGGGATAATCGTTTCAAGAGAGTTCTGATAACCAAGAAAGATTATATACCGGTAGGGAATCCGAGCGAGTACCAATTCCGTGGCGGCCGGTTCTACAGGAACGGGCAGGCGGTGGAGCTTTCGGACACCAGCCATTTCACGGACGTCTCGTTCACCGTTGGATATAACTGCCTGAAGGGTGAGTGGAAATCATATTTATCCTACACCCCTGATTATTATATCGAGCACCAGCATTATTTCCAGTCTGGAAAGAACTACTCAAGTGAAAGTCAGGAGATAGGGTTATGGTCTCATGGATTGACCAACCAATCGTATCAAGTATTTTACGGTAAGCTATATCCGTTCGTTATAGAGGTCCCGGTACGTGAGCAGTATGTGAATAAGATCCTCACGAACTACCAATATCGGATGGATGCCAGAAGGTATCAGGATGAGGTTAATTACCAAATCCTTAGGACTACTGGATTCAATAAGGCATGGTTTTATAATGATACGAACAACAGCGGTGAACTTCGGATGGTTATCGCCGACAAGAACGATATGAGCCAGCGGTTAAGGTATCCTATAACCAATGATGATAGCCGTGAGATACTGGTGACGGAGGTTGATCAGAAGATAAATATAAATGACTATTTTAACGAGGTCAAAGACGATACGAACAATCTTCCGATATGGGTTAAGGATGTGAATGACATTGACCGTAAGATCGACCCCAGGGCTGTCGATTATCATCGGAGGTGGCGGGATCGTCTTCGTGGCGATTGGTTCTTGGCTAGGTTCGTGAATGACATTGAGAGCCGGTTCAAGATGATAGTTCGTTGGTTTAGCAATGAGGAGAAAGTTTATTGAGGTGATTATATACCTTTAAATATTTGATGTTATGGCAGCAGGGAAAACTAGCAGTAAAAAGAAAGGCAAATGCCCGAAATCAGGATGTATCAAGAAAGTAGGGAGTGATTGGCGAGTGGTCAGTAACAAGACCGGTAAATTATGGCCGGCTAAGTACAAGTCTAAGGAGAAAGCTAAAGGAGCCTTGGCTGCTTATCACATGCATTAGCGTATAAACGGGTACATGATTTATTATGTGCCCGTTTCGTGTTTTTAGGCTTATGAGATTATAGTTATCTTTGTGAAAAATGTAGTATATGTCTAAGAAGAATAAACCGGAGGAAATCCCATCGTGGATAAAGGATTTATATAAGGAGGATCTTGATCGTGTCGTAAGAGGCGAGCGTCCTATGTATTTCAGGGGTATGGATGATAGTCCTTTGAGAAACGTGTCCCCGGAGTTTGATATCCTTAGCGGAGGAGCCGCAGTTAAAGGCATGAATGGGATAAGAGGTGCGTTGTCCCCGTTGAATAATGGCATGGGTAATTATAATTTCAGCATTAGGGGTATAAATAAGAAGATAGGCGAGCTGGTTGATGAGGCGGGGTTGTATTTGCCTGAGAAATTAAGACCTATATATCAGACTGTGGTGGACGCTATGTCGAGATCCAAAGATAAGGGATTGGGTTATATCACGCAGCCGTTGGCCAACGCCCTGTACCCTGCGGACGAGCGACGGGACCGGCGTCTGGACGGGGAGCATCCCGTTGGTTATGTGGATGCCATAGATGGCATATGGCCTAGGGAGAAATATGGGCTATGGGGAGAAAAAATTGAGAGGAAGCAAGATGGAGGAGAAACAAGAGAATCTGTTCTCGATAAGCCTAGATTTGGGAGCAGGGTATTGGATAATTACGTAGCTTCTGCTCACCCGGTTTTGTCAATGATATATGATATCGCTAACTCAAGGTATACTGATGGCCCTACTCGTATAAATAAAGCTGCGTATTCATCAATAGACCCTATGGGGAAGAATCCGGAATGGTATGAGTATCCTGTTCATTTTATGAAGATGTTCGGGAAATATATATCTGGTGATTTTAATAATAAGTTATATGGCGATAGTGATAATGATGATTTGGGCACAAGAACTAGTGATGAGGCTTGGGCTAAATACAATAAACTCCCTTACGATGAGTCTGTATTGATAGATAACGGTGATGGTACGTATAGTATACGAAAGGAATTATCTAATAGGATGATACCTGATTCGTCTATCGTAAGGAATAGGATTGATGTGAATAGGAGTCTGTTTGATAAGGAAACTAAGGAATACAATGAAGGACTTATAAAAGCTTTAAGCGATGCCGATCCAGAGGAGTATGAGAGGATCCAGAGGGAATATAAGGATCTGAAAAGGGTAAGAGAGGGTGCCATATCAGCGGACGAAATGAATATAAAAGGGTTGAGATCTCTTTATGATAAGGGGTATGGCGTCGTGAATGAATTTAATTATAAGGATCGTAGGCTTGATAAGAATGAGGCTGGTCCCCATAGTGTACTTGGAGATTATACGATATATCGTGACAAGAACAAGGGAGGGTACAGGTATAAGGATATTTATGACTTTAATCCCGCCGTCCAGTTTCTTTTGAATGGGGATATATTTAAGATAGATGGTAGTGTTGATAAAAAGGATAATGGAGGCCTGGTAAACACAGGACTAGATTACGGGGCTGGTAAATATGTTATTGACCCAAACAGATCAGAGGGTAGCAAGATGGCTATATATGATGAGATATGGGATTATTTGACCGATAAGAAAGGAATACCACAAACACAAGCTATCGGTATTCTATCGAACATCGCCGCCGAGTCCGGAGGGGACACCGAAGCCCTAGGAGCCGCCGGTGACTTTGGTATCCAGCAATGGCTTGGTCCGAGGAAGAAAGAGCTACAGCGTAGGTATGGTAAGAAACCGACTTTGACACAGCAGTTGGATTATCTTGTGGATGAGTATCAAGGTCGTGTACCGGGGCTAGGCTGGAACTACATGAACCAAGGCAAGTTCTTTGATAAGGACGCTCAAGGCAATGTTTATAATTACTATATGTATTCGAAGGCTGATTTTGATAACGCCACGAATTATAAGGACGCTACCGTGGCATGGAATCAAGGATACGGAAGACCCCTTGGATCGACATTAAGAAACGAGAAGCGGTTTGAGTTCGCCGATATGTTCTCCAACAGATACGGTGTACCGGAGAACGAGCCAATGAGATACGAGTTCGGGCAGCGGGATTCGGGCACGGGGGACGGAGGTCAGCAGCCCGTGCCTGAGACGGTAGCCCCCGCCGGTTCTTCTTTGGCTTCCCATCCTGCCATGGATAGCTGGTGGGAGAAGGAGGGTCAAGATCTGTTATATAAGATGCTAGCTCAATCCGGCGCTAACAAGAAAGCTATAGAGGACATCGCTAATAATATTAAGAATGATCCTCAATCAGAGGCGCAGATAGCGGAGGCTGAGCGTATGCGTAAGGAACAGGCGAAAAGGCAGTTGGTGCTTAATATGATACCGGGGTTGATGCTGAATATAAAAGGAATGTCGTCAATAAAATCCGAAGGAGGTCCTATTGGGGATGATAAATGGTTTTATGATAAGGATCAACGAAAACGCATCGTGGACAAGCAAGAGGCGATAAGAGCATTAAGCAAGGAAAGGCATAAGATTCTAAATGCGTCAAGATCTGCTTTTCAACAGGGTCTTATAGATGAGGATCAGTTCAGGAGGATGAATAATCTTCCTATATTTAAATTGAGTGATAATATAAGAGGAGGCGGAAACAAGGATGTTGATCTCTTGAATAGTCTTTTTGATACAGCCATGTACGACACGTTTGGAGAATCTGTTAAAAAGGGGTCAGAAGAGGGTGAGATAAAAAGGAAGGAGAGGTTTTATCCCTATAAGCTTATGGCTGATACTTTACTTACAATAGGTGATATAGCCACAGCATCTCCTGGATTCTTGAGGTTAATAGAGAGATCAGGCGCTAGATTGTATCCGTTATTGAATAATATAGCCCATAGTAATTCTGTCCAAAAAATATCTGGTGTATCAGGAATAGGTGTTGATTCTTCTCAGATGGCACTAAGCCCGGATGATGATAATTTTTGGAATATACTAGGGGTGGCGGGTGCGGCCGCTGAATTGATAGGTGGTATGGATATATTAAGAAATACGAACGTGATGGGTAGGATCGGAAATAGATTGGATGATATTCTTGATATAGCTAATCCTGTCGTGACTTTAGGAGGGTTAGCTAATGATATATTGGACTAATTCGTTATATTTGTCTGTTTTTAAAAATATTTTAGTATGAAAAGGTTGTTGTTTTTATTTACTATGTTATTGACGCCATTCGCTTTGATGGCGCAAGAGGTAATCCCATCAGAAGGGCCTATTACTATTGATCTGACTACCTTTACCGGCATCATGGCTTTCGTCACGATGTCAGCCACTCAGCTAGCTAAGGTGGTTCCGTATATCGACACCCATAAGTGGGCTAAAGTCCTATCCGCCGTAGTCATAGGTATGCTGGTTTGTATATTAGCGTGGTTTCTAAAGGTATCTCCATTGCTTATAGGGAGTGAATGGTGGGAGGCTCTATTATATGGAGTGGCTGTAGGTCTCAGTTCTGCCGGTCTCTATGATTTGGTTAAGGCTATAGGATCATTATTCATAAAAAGAATTTAATTCTGTCCATAATAATAGCATTTGCTGAGAGACTCATCGTTGTGAAATGATGAGTCTCTATTTTTTTTAAACTATCTTTGTGTCAGAACGAAATTAATTTGATATGAGCAAGTATGTAATCAAGAGGAAGATACCTAAATATCAAGAGGCCGGGGAAGTCACCCCTATTATGCCCGGTAATGTTGTTGGTCTTCAGGGTATTGGAGTGGAGCCTTTGGTTTCGTCTACCCAGATAGGATTTGATATTCAGCAGCCTGATATTAATACCATTGATACAAGTGATTTGAGCGCTTTGGTTGACAGTAATAAGAAGGTTGATAAGTCTGGTAGTACGGATGTTTTTGATTTTACCACCATCCCTTACTATGGCGCTGATGATATAGGATCTAGGTTTACCCAGATGGGGCGTGGTATAGGGCGTATGAGAAGCGAGGGGTACGGTGATTTATCCACCGGGGCTAAGACGGCTAATGTCGTAGGTACTGTAATGTCAGGTATCGGCGGTGTCTTGGGGTTGGCAAGGAATATATTCTCAGGTATAGCGTCAGAGCAAGGCACTCGTACTAATATCAGGTTGGCTCAAGAGCGGGAGGCTAGGCAAAGAAGGCAATCCCAGATGCAGTATAAGGATGGTGGTGGTGTTTATCTAGGACCTAATAATAGGTTCGATAGCGGAAGCCTTACCGGTGAGTACCTGTATCCGTTACCTAAGTCGATGGAAGATCAAGCCAACGTGGAGATCGAGAAGGGTGAGTACGTGACGCAGCCCGGGGAGGCACCGATGGAGGCCATGGGGCAGAAGCATGCCGATGGGGGAACCCCCGTTTCCTTGGAGCAGGGAACGAAGGTTATTACCGACGACACAACCATAGAGCCGGATTTCGCCAAATACATCAGGGATACGTATGGGATCAAGGCTACGCCTAAGGATACGTATGCTACGTTAATGGACAGGTATAAGGCTAAGATCGGTCTTAAATCGGCTTACGATGATCAGAAGAAGGCACTGGAGAAGCTGAAGAAGAATGATAAGATAGATGACGAGAATACAAGGCGTTTGAACGCCTCCGTATTATCCAAGGCTATAAACGATAGCAACGATACCGTTAATGGCTTAGAGGGAAGATTTACGGACTTCGCTAATGTCATATACAAGGAGCAGGAAGACCGGAAGATGAAGAAGGATGAGGATACGTATTTCGCCAAGGGTGGTGAGATAGATAACATCATATCCAGATCCATGAAAGAATATGGTCTTACGGAGGAGGATATAGCTGAGGCTAAGAAAGAGTTGCTTAAGAAAGTGGCTGGTATTCGTCAGAAGATGGAGATAGGAGGCACGTCTTTGTTCGGTCGTAAATTAACTTTCCGCCCGATCGAGAATAAGTTCAACAATGACCCTAACTATTTCGGTTATCAGCGTCAAGGGACCGATGGCTCTTATGGAGGCATTAATACGGATGAGAGGTTGAATTATTATAAGACATTCAATCCGGTCGCTTACGACGCTTATATGGGAGCTTCAGAGGGCGCTAGGGCTAGGGCGTTGCAAGACGCTATCTACGGTCAGACAAGTAGCTGGATGGGCTTGGCTACGGCGGAGAACCCGATCATCGCCAACGCCGAGGCGCTTCGGGATTACACGACGCTCGTTTCCTTTGGTGGTGAGGATAGTCAAGGTAATTACCCGGAAGACAAGAAAGCCGCATATCATGATAGGATGAGAGATAATAAATTAGGCTTGTTTACCACATCTCGTCCTATGATCGGTTTGGATGTCGTTACAGAGGAACAACATAAGGCTCTTAACGATGCCGGTATCACCCATTTTAGCCAACTGTTCTCTGATAAGAACAAGGATGTCGTTAATAAGATACTTGGGGAGGATATGCTTAAGATGCAGGCATTGAGATCCATGAAAGGAATGGAAGGTCTTGATTTTATACTTGACCCTCATAAGGTGGCTCCCGGTCCTATGGATATAGGTGATGTGGAGGATCCTGATGTTAAACTGGATATGCCTGAGCTGATTGATCCCAATACACTTCCTAAGACCAACACAAGTGCCGGTAAGTCGAACAGCGGCAATGGAGGCAGGAATATAGTAGGTGGTGGTCTTGACTTTCCTGAGGTGTTCAGGATGACTCCGGGAGCCGTGACAACGGAAGGTCTAGAAAGACATTACGCTCCTACCGTGGACCCGGTGTTGAGATCGGCTGATCAGTATATGGTTGAGGCTAATCGTGCTTTCCAATCACAATTGGATCAGATGGGTAATGTCCCGGATTCCCAGAGAGGGGCTTTATCTTCCAATTTACAGGCTATCATGAGCTCCAATATAGGTAAGTACATTAATGAGGTAGAGCAAGGTAACGTGGCTCAAAGAACTTGGGCTGATAATATAAACGCTCGTACTTGGGCTGACACGTATGATAAGAATATAGCCCAACGTCAAGCTTATCAACAACGGATATTGCAGGGGTTAGCTATTAATGACGAAAATTGGGCTAGGTATTTCGATAGCGTGAATGACGAGATCCAGCAGAAGTGGAATACGGCTACGACCATGAATACATTAAGATCTATATTTGGGGATGTTAAGATTGGTCCCAATGGTCAGTTGATCGCAGACCCTCAAGGAGATATATTAAGTTACAGGAGATTATATCCTGCTCAGGAAGTAACTAAAGGCAAGAAAGGATAAAGGATGGCTTCACAATATAGTATATTAAGGAATTACGGTAAGTACGTATCACCCTACAACATGGATGTCATGATGCAGGGTATGGGATACATGCAACAGAAAATAGATACGAATCGGCAGGCTATAAACGAGTATGCTGATTATATTATCAATTCTGATATAGCTAAACCTCAGGATAGGGAATATCTTCAGAATAGGTTAAATGGATTGATACAGGATGTGAATAACGTGTATCGTAAATCCAATCTGGCTTCTGATGGTATAGCCAGAAGCATACAAGCCCGTCTTGGAGAGGCTTTAGATACCCGTGTATTGAACGCTATCGCCGGTACCAGGGAGATTCGGGCTTTCAGCGAGAAGATGGAGGATATGAAGCTGAATAATCCTAAGATGTATAGTCCTATCAATGAGGCTGAGGCTTTCGCCGATGCCGTGGCTTGGATGAATGATGGTCAGGTAGGGACACGTCTTAATCCTATACATTATACTCCTTATACGGATTATCACGCTGAGATTGATGAGAAGATGAAGAACTTTATCTCCCTTAACAAAGGTAAGAAGGTTCAGATACCTGTTACTGACGCTGACGGGAACAGGACGGGTGAGATGCGTGAGCTTTATGTAGATGAGATGAGTTATGCTCAGGTAAGGGATATAGCTATGGCATCCATATCCGAGAATGGCAAGGCTCAGATGCAGTTAGAGGGAAGATATATGGCTAGGACAAACCCTGATTTATTTAACGTCCAAAGCACCTCTGATTTTCTTAAAGGATATATTGATGATTTTAGCACCAAGGAAGAATCTATACGTGCCAAACTAAAAGGGGTAGGTAATGATAAGGTAAAGAAAGCTAAATTGGAGTCGGAACTGGCGGATATCACCAAGCAGAAAAATGATTTCGTGGAGGAGGCTGAGGGCGTTATCGGCGACAACTACAGTCCGGAGCGAGCCGGCATGTTTATGGTGCGGCAGCAGTTCCTTCGTGGCGTGGGGTTACGATGGTCTTATAATAACTCATACGAGACGCTTGGTGTTGATGATTATTATTTCAAGGCTAATCAACAGATGATGGAGAGGGCTAAGTTCAATGAGACAAAGAGACATAATCTGGCTATGGAGAAAGCTGCGTTGATGAGAGCTGGCAAATCGGGTAAATCAGAGAATGGTGGTGGAGACGATGATATGACAGGACCTACCGTGGTTACTAAGAGCGCTAACCTTGAGGACGTAAATATAAGCGATGAGTTCATGAACGGGTTCATAGCTAACGAGAGGGCGGTGACTACTGGCATGGATAATTTCGTTAAATCACTATCAGATGACGCTAGAAAGAAGATCGACGCATGGGCGTCTGATCCTGAGAATAGTAACGTGGTCAAGGATATGGATAAAGACCAGATCATCATGACATATTTCAAGGCTAATGGTGGATCTACAAATACGCTTCTTGATTATAATGGCAAGGATAGTTATATAAAGCTTCTTGGGCTAAATACTCAAAGAGATAAGTATAATAAGATCAATGATGGATTCAATAAGGCGAGCAATGCTGTTTTGGATGGTATTGATACTATAATTCAGAGAGAAGCTAGATCGGATAGTGGATCAGGTATAGATATTAGTTATGGATTCGGCACATTCAATCTTGGAGATATTAATAACAATGGCGATAAGGTTTTTGATATAAATGGTATAAACGATATAACGTTAAACGATTGGGCTAAACTGTCAGCTTATAGTTCTTTATTGAATGATAATATAAATGTTGTTAATAGTCCCGTTAAAGGGGAAGCGCCATCTATATCGGTAGATTCAGGTCAATCTAGTGTCCTACTGGATAAGATAAATAATCTTATGGGAACATCCTTCTCGCTTGATGATATTGAATCTATAATGTCTCTTGTTGTGTCTGGTGCTAATAGGAATATACACGTCAAGGCGATAGAGGATAGATTTGCTGGAGATAATAGAGCGATTGGTGTCGCTACCGCTTTATATAATGGAGCGTATAGGGAAAGAAACGATTTGTTAAGACATAAATGGAGTCGTGGTGATCTAGGTAGGATCGCTGATGACGCTAAACGTGCCGGTGAGGATTATCTAAGACAATATCGTCATGAGTACGCTGAGCGTGAGTATATCTTCTCTGGTGATTATCCGTCTAAAAGCAAAGCTGAGTATGATTATATAAAGATTAGTGATCTATTCACTCGTGGTGGTGGTTTTATCCCCAAGGATGAGGATAATGCCAATAAGAAGATAACGTTTACTATATCTCCTATAGGTGATGGCAATTATCAGATCATTGGTAATAATGGAGGTGATGGAAGATCTGTTGTTGAGGTAAGTGAGGCAGATCTAGCCGCCAATGACCTTACTTTTTATAAGGAGGATGTAAGTATCCCATCCGAGACCTACGATTCTGGCGTCGTGCCTATATCATTCGCCAGTTCAAGTGATAACGCTTATGGCAAGATGGCTAACGCTTTACAAGTATGGCCGGTGGCTTATGCTAGTGGGGCTAAGGATATGACAATGTCTTATATAGATATGTTTACCAATGTCAATGATGGTAATATCAGAAAGAACCAGATGTTGATCGCCACTGATGTATTGTTTGACAATACTTCTATGTATGAGCTTCGGGCTTCTGGATATAAGTATAATAACGGTTCTTCCGGCATAAATGTTGATATATACAGGAAGGGCGGAGTAGCGAATGGCAGTACTCCATTATATTCCATTGATCTGGATGGTGTGGCTTATGCTGATGAGGTGGCCAAGAAGGTTGATTTTTGTCCTCAATATTACTTGGTTATGGCATGGCAGCAGATACTTAGCAAGGAGAATGAAGTATATTGGAGAAGTGAAGGTAGATCTACTACGGATGATTTCGAGAGCTTCGTATCACCTATAGCTAGTATGATTGATCAGGAGATAAGAAACAGGAATAACGGAAATAGTGGAAATAATGGAAATAGTGGAAACCAATAATAACGCTCCCAGTGGAAGGGATCTTGCCAATAAATACGGGTATCCTACTATGAGCGTGGATAATATAAAGGCTGTTGGATCGGATCCCTATAATATACCGGATCGTGACTTGCCTCCGGTATTGGACCCGTATTCTGCATCCGAGAGATCAAAGTCCCAGATACCGTCATTATCAGAGAGGATCAAGAATACGGTAAAGACTAATTATTATGATAACATGAAGCATATGTCCCCTTTGGGATATATGGCGTCTGATCAGAGTTACAAGGGTAGATTTAATCTCACCGGACCTGAGGTATCGTTAGAGGATTCAAGGTATCGTTTAAGTAGTGGAACATGGATTCCTAAATACGAGTCTTATGTACCCGGAGTGGATAATGATACACGTCTGTCAAAGACCCAAAGCAGGACTGAGAAATGGATGAGGGGATTGGGTAAGCTTGCCGGAAAAACCGCCTTGTACGGATTAGGAGGCGTTATCCAGCCTTTTTATGGTATTTATGCCGGAGTATCCAAAGGTAATTTCAATGCTGTTTTTGATAATGATTTCACTAGATGGTTAGATGATCAGGATAAGAAGATGGATTATGGTCTAGCTCATTATTATAATCGAGAGGAGCGGGACATGAACTTTCTTCAAAGTATGACTACGGCTAATTTCTGGTCTAACGATTTCTTATCCGGTCTTGCTTTTACCGCTGGAGCCATGTTATCATCAGCTGTATATTCCGGTGCTGGATTGATGAACTTAGCTCGTACGGGAGCTAGGGTAGGCGTGGCTTTGGCTAGGATAGGCAAAGCGGCTTCGGATACCAAGAAAGCGTTCGGCGTTTACCTTAGGGCCGCCCGTACGGGACAGAGGATAGGCAAGGGGCTGGACACCCTCGCTTTCCTTGGTACATCTACCTCGTGGGAGGCATCTGTCGAAGCTAGAAGCATGTTGATGGAGGCTGAGGAGAATTTCAGGCAATCTTACCGTAACGCTTATGGAAGGGAAGTCCCATATGAGGAGCTTATGAGGTTCAGGGCTGACAATGCCAATGCCGCTAACGCCGTATTCGCCGCAAACGTCGGCATATTGTCATTATCCAACATAGCTATGTTTGGTGATATGTTTGGTATGGAGCTGGGTGTAGACAAGTTCATAAAACGCAATATATTTGGCGTAGGAGCCGAGAGAATGGACAACGGTGCACTAAGGGCTATAACACCAAAGAAATGGCAGAAAATAGCTGGTAATACGTTTAATATCATCAAGCGACCGGTATCTGAGGGTTTGTTCGAGGAAGGTCTTCAAGGTGTGTCCAGCAAGTCCGCGGAGGATTGGGTGGAATCAAGATACAATCCCATGGCTATTCGCCAGAATATAGGTTATATGGAGGCTATAAAGAACGGGTTCAAGGAGACTTACGGATCTAATCAGGGCTGGAAGGAGATCGGCATCGGTATGATTATCGGATCGGTTATGGGTGGAAGAAGCCTTGGAGGTATAAAGGAATGGAGTCAAGATATGTCCCGTAACAAGGGAATGGTGGAGGCCTATAACACCAATGCTGGCGCCTTGACCTCGGCGGCTGTCCAAGCTATTCGTGGCAGCATGGCCCTGAACGCTCAATTATCAGGCTTGAGTACGGATAATAACGCTGACGATATACCTAATTCTAGAATCGTAGATAAGACTTTTAGTGACGCTGTATTCAATCGTCTTCGTTATGATCAGGAAATGGGGATGTTAGATGATACTAAGGAGAATTTCAAGACAGTCATCGAGTCTATACCTAATAGCGATATAGCCTCCGATATGAATATGACAGATGAGCAGGTAAATGAGTATAAGTCCAATCTTGTTGGCGAGTTCAATAAGAAGGTTGATAATTTTACTATGGCTAGTAGATTTGCCGACTCCCTTACCGATGGTATATCCAATAGATCATTTAACACCTACATCTCTAACATGGCTTATAACGGTCTTGAGGCTAAGGATAATTTGGATGATATCGCTAATCAGTTAGGAAGGATATACAATACGGATATAGGACCCGCTTTAGATATATATTCTCGTCTTAATCCTGATTCGAGTAGGGATCTTAAGAAACTCAGGAAGCTTACAGATGATATACAGAAGATGGAGAAGAATGTTTTGAAGCTTCAGCAGAGTATCACGTCTAAAGAAGCTCTTGAGTCTGATAAGGTCAAGTTAGCCAAGGAGAATGATAGACTTCTTAAATTGACGGAGGATAGAATTGCTTTGGAGAGGAGATTAGCTACGTTAGTTAACTCAGAGACAGATATATCTAAGCTGTTATTAAACAGGAATGAATCAAGGATCAGTGCCGCCGATCTTATGGCAGCTTATGAGACTATAGTTGGTTTTGAGAATGCTGTATCTATCCGTGGGGTTGATAATTATAAAGAGGCTATGGCGTTACTTAGCGAGTATCGTCATAATCTTGTGACTTATAAGAATATAAATGAGTCTCTTCGCCGTATGCGTGATAGGAGATTCATACGGTCGCAGGAACGTGGGTTTATGAAGGTCTTGTCAAACATATGGGGAAAGACTTATGAGGAGGATAATAGTAGATATGATTTCAGGAATACCGATGATCCTGATGCTAATTCCCTTTATGCCAATGATCAGGCCATAGATAAGGCTTATCAAGATGGTCTTATAGGGGAGGATGAGGCATTTATGTTTAAGACATATAATCATATGATAGCCAGATCCATGGAGAACGATATTAAGGCTGATGAAGGTAATATAGTTGAGAGAGTTCCTGATGATGAGGATATTATAAATCCTTCTGATGATAGAATCAATAATATAGCTATAAAGATATGGAACGGTAATGAGGATATCTTATCTCCTAGGGAGAGGCAGATATATGATAATAACAAGGATCGTATCAATGATCTTGTAAATGGGTTTGGCGATAATCCTATAGCTAGGCTTAATAAGATTAGGTCAATGATAGATAGGTTAAATACCAACGATAACGTCTTAAATAACATCAGGGATACTATTGATGATATCATAGATATGAACATTAATGGTCTTGATCAGGATCAGGTTAAGGAGGCTATACAGACTTATAATGATCTTATGAATGATATTGACAACGGGAATGAAGTTGATCAGGATAAACTTAATGAGGCTATTGATATTATCAATAATTATTCTGATGATCCTCTTCTTCAATTCGTGGAATGGATGAGGCTGTATGATAATGGAAGTATGGTTGTCAAGGATTACGATAAGTCTATACCTATGGGTGATGTTCTCACGGAGAGCGAACCCGGAACATCCACCGGCAGGACGGAGGCCAATGCCGCCCAGAATCCGGTAGTGTTGATGGCCCAGAAGAGAGAGATTGGCGGAGTCATGTATTATGAGGTAGGAGGGATGAGACTTGACAGGTTTATGGACGGTCTTGGGCTTAAAAGATCTGATGCCACTGATACTGATAATGGAAGGGTGATGGATTTCACCAACGGAACCGACATATTTACTGTTATAGAGTCGAATAACCACTCAAGATGGATGATAAGCGAGGATGACGCTCAGGCTTTCGAGAACGCTACCGGTGTCATACTGGGGCGGCAGACCGCCTTATCGACCTCCAACTGGTTCATGGTGTATCGCAAGGGGCAGGATGGATCTGTTGTTCCTTATTATACAGGAGATGCATTTGGCTCTAATAATGAGTCGATAAATCAAGAAGCTGCGGCTAGTCTTCGTAAGAACGATATCGTGAGGTTCAAGGTAGATATGTTAGATCCTTATACCAAGGAATTGTATGATAAATACAATAGCCTTTATGCCGTTGATCCTAATTCTGACGAGACTAAGTCTGCCCGTAGTGATTTGGTTAATAATATGGTTATTAAGATCGTGGATGGTGACGGTAATTTTGTCTCGGTGCTAAAAGCCAATGATCCAGACTCAAAAGGTAGTAACGCTGATTTAAGGAGTATGGCCTTTGAGTTGTATAGGGATAATGTGGGATCTGTCGCTGGCGAGATTGATATACCGTTCGTAGGCGCAGTCACCAGTGTTTTGCCGGGAAGACCGAACTTCAGTGTAAGTGATGATAATGGTACGTTGATGGTATCCGAAAATGACTTTACCAATGAGACGGTTGGTAAGGTCGAGAGTGTAGGATATATAGAGAACGGGGAGGTTACGATGAGGGATGATATTAAGTATAATATATTTCCGTTCTGTACGGCTATCGTCAGGGACAAGTATGGTGATTATAAAAATTCACGTATCCCGGTCGTAGCTATAAAGACAGGAAATGGAAGAAATTACCTGTACCCCGTAAGATTGAAAAATCAGGATACATCATCATTCTCATCTATGATCGGATCGATGGCTGACAGAATTATAGAGGGTCTAGGTGGTGGAGTAAGTATTGATGATATAATGGATCTTAACAACGCTATAGTCAGATCAGGGCTGGATAACAAGACATATATGATTCCGTTGGCGGGAGACGTGGATGTTATCAAGGGACGGTTAAAGGCTGTCAAGGAAGCCGCTAGTAAGATGCCTATGACCGCTGACGTAAGAGGATGGATAGGCGATTCTAGGACCAAGGAGGATATTTTGATGAATGACGTTACGATCAACATCGATCTTAATAACGATCCTTTCATAGCTCCTAAGTTTAGGATGAGTATTAGGAGGGATGAGACGTTCTTCGAGGATACGGAGACCCCGTTCGTCAACCCGCCCGGTTCCCAATCGGAGTTCGCCTCGCCTACGAAGGCGGCCGAGGACAAGTCTTTGGCTTCCGAAGGTAATATAGTATCGGGAGAAAAAGAAGCCGATGATCCTTGCTAAATAAATTATCTTGATTTATCTTCGCGGTGTCAGTCCATCACCTGACGAGTAAGATATTTAAAAGTTGGTCCCTGTCGGGTGTGTGATGGCCCCGGTGGGGACTATTTATATTATGCAGTTAGATAGTTTTTTACACCGTAAAATTATGCAAGACCTACGCATCCAGCGAGTGAAGGTCTTGATGATGTTATACACTAGTCATTATTTTGTCAATAACAGACAAAGGCAGTTGCTTGACCATACATACGCTTTAAGCAGAAGTCAGGCTTTCGATTATATGACGGAGTTCAATGAAAGACTTAGTGATAAGATAGGTATAGAATGTACGATGGATATTCTTCTACCTACCGATGATGATAATGCTAATATCATAATCGAGTACAATGGCATCATTAAGAAGTTGATGAGGGAAGCCGAGAAGCTGGAACTTGACACTGACGCTATTAAGGATATGATGCGCGATCTACTTAATGAGTTGAAAGATGATGTTGATCTTAATATCTTGATATTTGACGTAACCCAGTTACTTATAAAATACAATCTATTTAGGTTGGATGCCATAACCGAGCAGGAGTTCAAGGACTCTTTCGTCAGGATGGATAGTAGGAATATGGAGATAAAGAAATTAACTTTATCTGATATCAAGAAGGTGGTGATGATGATAGAGGATAAATATAGTTATATTTCGTCTATATGATAGACAAATATAATTGATTACATTATATAGTGTATATAATATTAACAGAGAATGGTTCCATTTAAGGAAAGACCAAGTTGAAAACATTATTAAAGAATATGGTTTTAATATTGTAGAAAATAATAAAAGATATTTTGATCGCATAGGATATTTTTGCTAAACAATAAGTTTCAGTTTTTATAATTTAGGATTGAGTTTTTGCCTGTCCGTGAGGATCGGCAAAATGATTTGTACTTTTCAGTAGAAACATAAGGTTTGTTATTATTGTTATTTGGCTCCCGTCCGCTCGTGAGAGTAGGCGGGATTTTCATATCTTTGTAACAAAACGATTTAGCTATGGGTAGATCTTGTTATGTTATAAAAAATGAGGAGGGTGGGGTAGATAATGTCCTTGCCCCTAACAACCAACCATCCGGATTATACCAAAGGGCGATGGAGGTGCTTGGCGACCAGAAGCAGGCCTTATCGGTCTGGGGTACGGCCTACTCCCCCGACTTCGTGTCTTTCTTTGGCGATTGGATGTCCATGCCATCAGAATACGACTTAGATAGCAATGGGGAGCCTAGGTATGATGATGTCATGTCCTTTATCAAACAAAAGAATTATGCTGTGGGTAATTTCATGGCTGACGAGGTTAAGGATATCAATAATACCATTACTTCCCTGGGCGTTGATAATATCAATGATCTTAATGATATGATCGTATCTAACTTCCTTTCCGGCGGTGATATATTCATCAACAGATATAATCTTGAACGATCCGGGATGTATGATGCTGATGAGATTGATAATATCATGACTAACCGATTGGAGTATGAGCGGGTAAGGGATATGATGAGGAGGATTGTCGATTTTATGTCTGAGGGGGATCTCAATGAGAAGGATACATATTTCTTGTCCTCCGAATCAGGCCTTGGTGATGATTATATGATATATGAGGATACATATGACTCGTTAGGAAAGAGAAGGGGCTTGAATCCAATAGAGGTAAGGGATACGATTATGAGGGCGGTAGGCGGTATCAGCGACCGCCGGGAGTTCGATCAGGCTTTCGCCTCAGTCCCATACCCTTCCTTGGCGCTCCGGTATCAGGAGGATCAGGATTACGCCGATCGGATGTATGACACATATCGTAATATGACCCGTATGGAGGTCAGGGATCAGGATGGGAATACGATTACCGACTCATATTCCAATAGCACCATACCGTATATCAGTATGCCTAAGGACATGAAAGGTCTAAGGGATAAGGTTGGGGAAATGATCAATATGGACGATTTTAAGGATATCAAGGATGTTGCCGGACGTCTATATGACATAGCCATGGATCTTTCCGATATGGGCGTTGATATAAGCGAGGCGATTAGCGATGAGATGGTTATATCTAGGCCGGAGGATATCCGTGACCTTATGGCATCGTTGGATGTCATGTTATCTTCTATACAGAATGGTGATCCGGTATATGATGACTTTATTTCCGATCTTGATAGGATAACAGGAAAAGGGAATCCGATATACGAGGTTCAGGATACTAACCTTACCGGTGATAGGATGGTGTATGTAAGGTCCGGGAATACATCCCCTTCCGATATGTATGATAGGAGCATGTTGTATATGGGTAGGAATACGTACCATAACACAGCCCCGATAACCGACACCGATCAGGCCTATGAGATGTTGACCGATATCGGGATAGAGCGGGCCTCGTACTTGCCGGCTGGCGTGGTTCCTGCCGGGGCTTCTCGATCCGATATTGACGTGATCAAGGATAACATAAAGAAGCTAGTTATGTCCAACATCTCATCCTCGAATACTGAGAACATGATCCTTACCAGATTGATATACCAGCATCCCGTAACCCCTAAGATGGATGATGTCGATATTGATCGGGAGTTCAGGAGATACGAGGCTAGGCAGGGAAAGGATCGGGATTTTATCAAATCCTGTACATCGTTGAGGAAGATCCAGATCAAGGAAAGGTTAAAAAAATCGGATTTATATAATAATGTCTTACGTTTCCTTGATTTTAATGGATTTTATAATGTATCTTTGAACCACCATGACAGAGGTACGTTAAAAAACATAGAGATGTCGCTGCCGGAAGGTCAGGTAAGGGATCTTCTGTTTGACGTGGCTATCGAGTCCAGCGACAGCAGCATGAGGGATCTTTTCTATCTGGATAGACAGGATAGGATGATGGATGTCGGTTTTTATCGATATCTATACCAAAGGAATCCGGGCCTGCTCCGGGAGGTCAACGGCGGTGTCGAGGCGAGACCGGACGGCTTGTTCTTGGCTCGTGGAAGGTATGATGATTTCGTGTCTTTCCAATCTGGTCTATATGAGAAGGTGGGTGAGACGGTTAATGGCGGGATATATAGCTTCGTGGATAATTTTATATATTCGGACCCATCATCATATCAGGATAGTATGGTACGAAAGATAGGTGACGTTACGGTAAGAAGTGACGATAACCGTCTATCAAGGGTAGAGGATAATCCCTCATCCAGTAAGATAATTAATGAATACACTGCTAATACAAATAAGTTGATGCGAGATTTTTCGTGTAATTAATCTCTCTTTGACGTCGTGAGACGTATTGAAACATTGAATTTTTGACATACTTCCATTACTGAAGTGAATGGGATTCTTGGATAATAACGTACGGGACCTCAGTCTTGCGACCGTTGGATTTATCCATACTCTCCAATTCGGAAATGCCCTTCCGAAGAATATTTTGAGAAGCTAAAAGATCTCTTTCATTTTTGGAACCGCACGCTGGACATTCCCAGCTGCGTTCCTTAAGTGAAAGGTCTTTATAGATATAACCACATTTACAAACCTTTGAGCTGGGATACCATTTATCGATTTGATGTACGGTAACACCATATTTTGACGCTACGTATTTCAATTTATCAATAAACATTGAATGACTAAGATCAGACACCTTCTTACCCCATAGATGTTTCATGGCTTCTATATTAAGAGTTTCTAAGAAAATAAAATCATATTGTTTACACAACTGATGTGCTAACTTCCATTGAAAATCAGAACATAGATTTTTTATTCTCCTGTAAGCTTGTTGAAGTTCAAATGATCTTCTCTTTCTATTATTCGATCCCTTCCTAGCATTTGAAAGTTTACGATTGCATTTCTTTATTTTCTTCTGATGTCTATTGAAAAACAAAGGAGACTGAATAGATTTTCCGTCACTTAACGTCATGTAGGTTTTCAATCCAAAATCAATACCTATGGATGCACCATTACGTGACTTTTCATAGGTCTTATTCGATTTCGAGTCTGTTACGATGACAATAGAATATCTATTACATGTTTCCCTTAAAATTCTGATTTGTTTCACATTCCCATTGTAAGGACGAGAATATGAGAATTTGAAACGTTTGCTTATTTTGTTGATTGTAAACGTATTTCCATTTAATTTAAATCCATCCTGTTTGAAAACGAAGGAGTTAAATTTATTAGCTCTTTTAAATTTAGGAGGTCTTTTGCATAGCTTTTTGAAGAACCTTTTATAAGAATCATCTAATCGTTCAAGGATTTCCTGAACAGTTTGAGCACCTAATAAAGTTCTTCTTATCCGTTTTGCAAAATGTTTCTTTAATTTACCTATCGAAATGTATTTACCAAATCTTTTGTAATAACGTTTTTGCAAATTCAGAGCATGATTCCATACAAACACACATTCCCTAAGCATTTTATCTAAATGCTTGGTATTCTTTGATTTGTATATGTTGTATTTATATGAAATCATGATTTTTGTAATTATTTTTACCACAAAAGTAATAATAAACCATTCATCTGCCTAATAAATTGAGTGGTTCTCTGATTATTTTTTTTATAGATTTGCATGAATCCGGGCCGTAGTGATACGTCCCGGATTTTTTGTCTTGTACCGGTTCTTATTAATACCAACTGCATGACATGACGTGCCTTGATGATGACATATATCACGATCTTAGGATTATTAATTTTTGAACTTTGTAACGCCCGCCATCAGGTGGGGTTATTATTAATTCAAAAATAAATAGACATGGGTACAAGTGGAGACAAAATCGTGCTGTTAGACGGCATGGGTCCGGGAGCGGTAGCGCCGCTAATGGTTTATTATCTATGATTCCGGGTATGTTTACCAGCCTTTTGGGTGGTAATAAGATGGATCCGAATTTAGTCGCTGCGTTGATGAACGGTCGTAACAACCAAGACCAGTTCGGAGGAGCCAACGGCTGGTGGTTATGGATCATCGTCCTGTTCTGGTTGTGGGGCGGACGTGGTTTTGGAAATGGTTTTGGTGGCAATGGAAATGATTGTTGCGCTAACGGTCTTCCGGCTCAATTGAACAACGACTATGGTCGTGAGTTACTGATGCAGGCTATCCAAGGTAACAGAAGCGCTATCGACCAGATCTCTAACGCCCTTAACTGTTCTACCTCTCAATTACAAAACGCTATCTGTAACGTACAAGGCGCTATTGATAAGGTGGCCGGTCAGGTAGGTATGACTTCTCAGGCCGTTATCAACGCCGTACAGCAACAAGGATGTGAGATCGGTAACCAGATTAGCGCATGTTGCTGCAACTTACAAAGCGCTATGGCTAGTGGATTTAACAACATCCAACATTCGTTAGACACCGTAGGATGTAATATCCAGAACGCTATCACCCGTCAGGGATATGAGAATCAGTTGGCTATTACCGGTCAGACGAACGTATTGCAGAACAACTTGACTAACGGCTTCAATAACGTTATTCAATCCAACCAAGCCCAGACTCAGGCGTTGGCTGCTAAGATAGATCTTCAAACTCAAATCATCAATGACAAGTTCTGTCAACTTGAGATGCGTGAGATGCAGAATACTATCCAACAGCTTCGTGAGGAGAAACAGGCTTTGGCTACTTCCGCCATCACCCAACAACAGACACAGAACATCGTTAGCCAGTTAGCTCCAAAGGCTCCGGTTCCAGCCTACGTTGTACAGAACCCGGGTTGCTGCTATACTCCTACCGTAAGGGTGGCTAACGAATGTGGATGCGCTTGCGGCACTACTAACGCCGTATTATAAGAAAGGGGGACAATATGGCTGATTTCAGAGGATATATGATCGGTTCATTCGCCTCCTCTCGTCTTGACAGGGGAGGCATCCCGGTAGTAGCCACTACTGGAAAGGTATCTGACGCTTCTGCGGCCGAACCTACGGTTGATTTTGGCATCAATCCGTGTCAGTGGAACTCACTACCTCCGGAAGGAATATTGTTATGGAAAGTCCGTCATCCGGTGACGGAGACAGAGGCTAGTTATCCCGCCACGATCGTTCTTCCGTCTGGCTTATCCACTACCACTCCTGTTACGGTATCCAACGCCGGGGTTATCGTCAACAAGACACCTATAGTGGATAAGGTTGGGGCACATATGACAGGGCAGGATATTACGACTCCCGTGGCTTCTAGTGATCCTATAGTAGGGGCCTACACCGAGCATCTTGTGTATTATAACAAATGCACCGGCGTGTTCAGGATGTTGGGTCATACGGCTACGGCGGCTACCGCCCCTAGCGCATGAATTTACTAAGAAAGAACAGGGAGGGTAACCTCCCTCCCATTTAAAAAGATCGTTATTATGTTTAAGGATTTAAAGAAAGGATATCAGGTTTATACGTTGGATACCTCAGGGGTTCCTAAATTCTTTATGGGTACGGTGGTTAACGTCTCGGAGCCTAGGTTCGCCCAGTCCCAGTTAGGTCAGTATCAGCAGTTGCAAGATCGGGTTATGGATCTTACTATAGAGGTGGACGGGAAGTCCATGACATACGTAGTTCCAGAGAACCAGAACGTGGCTATGGCCAACGGCATTACGCTAGCCTGCTCCGTGGATCCGATAATGAACCACCTGAACGCCATGAAACGAACCAGTACGGATATCGTGAATAGCGTGGATAAGAATAAGGAGATCATAGAGGCATGCGACAGTATCTTGGAGGATATCAATCCTACTTTTAAGCAGACTAAGGATCAAGACCGAAAGATTAAGAATCTTGAGGAGAAGGTCGATAGGATGGGGTCTTCTTTCGATGAGTTAAAAGAGTTGTTAATTAAAAAATTAGGTTAAGATGAGAGTTATAGATTTAGGCAACGGCCAAGAGGAATATGATGATGAGATCTACGACCGCAGAGGCGGTAGGGGACGCTCACGCCGCTCCGACGGCACTTATATGGGTTACGATGGTGGCGTATATGATCATTACGGTAAGGAACGTGACGGGATGATGGAGGAGCTTGAGCGCCGTGAGCGTGATCTCGAAAGACGCGAGAGGGAACTGGAGCGTAACGAGCGGGAGCTTGAGAAACGTCAAAGACATCATGAGCGGGAGGATGAGATGTACCGTAAGGGATGGTTTGGCGAGCGTGACATCCGTGACGAGTACGATGGTACGGAACCTTATATGCGTAGAGGTAGGAGAAGTCGTTACTACTGAGGAGCAGACGCTGATGACCCGGATTATAAGCGGTATATAGACACCCATGGATATCACTTTTCCAAGGAGTTGGCTAGGGAGGCCGCCGATAAGATGCTTAACGCCGACGGATCCAAGAGAAGATGGACGATGGAGGATGCTAAGCAGATGTTCGATAAATGCGGGGCCAAGAAACCTGATAACGCCACTTGGGGAGATGTCCAATATCTGTTCGCTATGTTCTATAGCGACTACTTTCCTAAGGTATTGGACTGCGACCAGAAAATAGTCAAGGCTGTCTTGGCTTATCTGGAAGACCCTGACGCCCCTGAAGGGGCGGCGTTTGTAAGGTATCTGGCGGTGCGGTGCTTCGTCGGTGACACAATCAAATGGAGTGAGATGATATGATTTGATACAACGTTGGAGAACCCTGTCGGCGATAGAATACCGATGGGGTTTCTTTTTTTGTCAAGTATCTTATTATCGTTACATTTGTCAGGAGTAGGTCTTTTTGTTCATAGGTAGGGCGGGCGGGAATGAAAAAAAGGATATCCTCACGGACACCCTTCCCCTTGGTTGAAAATCACTTAAAACATTATGAGTTACTACTACACCGCAAATATAGATAAATAAACGTGAATAGCAATGGGTAAGGGGTATTATTGGATAGAACCTGTGGATCGGACGTTAAATGATTTTCAGTTTTATAAGGCTCGTATCGTGGGTGACCCTGAATATGACGAGAAGCATCATCGTGTTATATTAAGGACGGATAAGTATTTCCCGGTAGGAAGTATCTTCCATGTCCTTAATGATCCGGAGATGTTCGTTATAGAGAGGAAATTTAAGACATGGGGGAATAAGTATGTCATTAAGCCTTGTGAAGGTGAATGGGAATGGGAGTCTGTCCAGAAACTTAAAGACAAGGCTATTATATTCCGTAGCGGATTCCTGCACGGGGATGGTGGTTTTTAATGCCTGTCCGCATCTACCCCCCCCTCGATTTCTTGGTATTTATGTATATAACTATAGGTGATTATATACCAGTTTGCACCGATATAACTTGACGCTTCGTAGCCCCAACTAATGTTGACGGCTCCACGTCCCCTACCCGGTTCACCACCGGTGAGATATCTTTTGTTTGGCCTATGAGATTAGTTTTCTCTAGGCCAAATTTCTTTATATTCCTAGCGGCAAGTAGATCCCGGTCATTTACGGCGCCACAC